GACCAAGACGATATCCGTATAGTGGACAAAAAGAGTCCACCTTTGTAAAGGCAGACCCTGAGTTGGTATTGAATATCAATAAGATTAATACTGGAAATATACAAGCGAAAAATATATTTGGAAAAATTTTAGATAAAGAAAGTAGGTAAGAAGAATGGCTAAAAATTCAATGAACCTTGAAGTTAAAGTAAATGTTACGAATATGGAGAAATTTAATGAGCTTGTCAAAGAGTTCAATAAAAAAGCTCACGAGCTTGAAGAACTTGCTCATGAGCTGAATATGTTTCGTTTTGAAGCAGATATTCTACCAAATGGCAGCAACTAGTTCAAAATTAGCATTTTCTGGGAACAAATAAATTGGATATGATTCCTTTGTTTCGAGATTACGGAACTGGTAACCAAAATAATCTTTTTTGGCATTTGGATTTTTTTCAGTGAGTGTTTCAAGATTAGCTTGTGATAGCAACTTAAAAATTTGAATACGAGCTTGTTCCAGATCAGACATTCTGTTCAACGCTCTTAGTTCGTGCTCACTTGGGAATACACTTATCAATTCTTCTCTATCATCTAAATAGGTTATAGAATCATCTAGATAATCATGTTTTAATTTGAAATCGATAAATGATAAATTCCTGTACTCTTGATATGTTACAAACATAATATTTTTATCTTGGAATCGGTAGACGAGGGAATCGTTTTGTAATTTTTCCTCAAATTCCGTAAGACCAATTAAAAATTTATGGCATGCCTCTAAGATACGAATTTCATTTAAATTCATAGTTTTCCTCCTTTCTATTGAAATTTTCGACTAAAACGGTGAGAGGTCTTAGTCAAGATATATTATAAGATAAAAGACAATGTTTGTCAACATATAGTGTTTTTGTGAAAAACAAAATCAAAAAAAGACACAATATGTAGTGAAAGACATACAAAGGAATAAAAACTATAAAAATAAAGCTAGAAAAGGAGAAAAACAGATATGCTCTGGGGAAAAATATCTGAAAAACTTTCAGAGAAAAATTGGACAGTTTATAAACTTTGTTTAAAAGCTGGTATTGGTACAGCTGGGATCTATCGTCTAAGAGATGGAGAAGTGAAAGACTTGTATTTTGACACAGTTAAGAAAATCGCTGATGCACTGGAAATCAGCATAGATGAACTAAGATAAAACAAAAAAGCACCTGACGGAAATCAGGCGCTAATCAAAAATTACTAATTAAATTATAACACGAAAGAGAGGAAAATCCATGCCAAAAGCAGAAATTACTTATAAGGCGGTTGGTGTTGATGAAAAAGCGACTCATGGAGATTATAGTCATCTTTGCCAAAGATGGGAAGGATTGACTACAGGAACAGCTAAAGTATGGGCGACTGAAATGCGAGAACATCCAGATTTTAAGCAGTTCATTGATAACCCAACTCATAAAATTGTATTTATAGATTATGAAGGATTTCGTTTATTTGTCAAATGGAAAAGCAGAAATCGATATCGTACTAAAAAAGAAACACTAGCTGAAATGCTAGAAAATCTGAAAAAAGAAAAACAGTTGGGAGTATAAAATGTTTGAACCACCAGTATTAAACCAGCTATTAGGAACTGGCGCAGTGATTTTAGGATTTATCGTAGCAGGTATCTTATCTGCTCAAATGGATAAGTGGGAGCAAGAGAAGAAACGTAAGCAAGAAGAGGAAGATACACGAGCAGTCCATGAATTTAACAAGATTATCGAAATCGGACGTAAAATTGAACGTCAAGAAATCCGCAAGAACATTCGTAGAGAGTTTCCAGGTTTCACGTTTGATAACGAGCGACCAGAAGGCTTGCGTCCTGAACCGTTAGCGTTGCCAGAGCCTAAAATGCACATTATGAAGTAAGGGGGTCAGGAAATGGAAAGATTGATTCAATGGCTGGATGACCAGATTATGTATATCAAAGAAGCGATAGAAAGGGGATCAGCTACAAGACATGCTATTACGTTTTGGGAATATGATCATAAAAATCTATTACTAGTCAAAGAATACATAACTGACTATGAAAAATTAACCAAGGACTATGAGAAACTAACCAAAGACTATGAAAAACTAGCTAAGGACTATCGTGATGTGACCTCTCAAAATCGTCTGCTCAAGCTTGAAAAACTAGAGTTAGAAGGCAGGCACATCTATGAGGATATGCGGATGAAGTACCGTGCCAATCGCAGGAAGTGGGGGGCAAAGACATGACTGTTAGTCGCAGTATAAATGAGTTAGAAATTCGTGTATTGAACATGATTATCAATTGTGCGACCTTTGACTTGCCCATTCAAGCGAGTGAAATTCGTTTAGAGACTGGGCTCTCGAAGCGTAAACTGGAAGAGATTATTGAAAGTCTCCGTGTCAATTTTGGGCATCCTATCGTAGCTAAGAAGATGAAGCCAAACGGATATTACCTGCCACGAAGCGAGGAGGAGCGACAGGCTGGCCTTGCCCCCTATCGTCGTCAAATCTTAACTGAGCAAAAGAATCTTGCTGCAGTTATGAATGTTGATTTGGATAAGTATTGGGAGGACAGTGCATGAGTGACGATTTTAGAATATTACCTCATGATCCAGTAGCAGAGCAGTCGGTTCTCGGGTCTATCTTTATCTCACCTAATTCCATCATCTCTATAGCAGATGAATTGGTTCCTGATGATTTCTACAAACCTGCAAATAAGATAGTATTTAAAACTATGTTGTCTTTGCTTGTAAAAGGTGAGCCAATCGATGCCACAACTATGGTATCTGCACTTACAAATCAGGGAGATATTTCAAAAATTGGGGGCATCAACTACGTTGTCGAGCTAGTAAACTCAACTCCGACATCAAAAAATGTGGAGCATTACGCAAAGCTTGTTAAAGAAAAAGCTACACTCCGAAAAGTAATCGCTGACTTGTCAGATTCGCTCTCTAGAGCTTACCAAGGTGATGTCTCAATCGGCGACATTATTGCTAAAACTGAAAAGTCGATGCTTAACATAAGTAATCAGAATACAGGTTCTGGATTTCGTAATGTGGCTGACATCCTTGATACACATATGCAGATAGTTGAGAGTCGTTCACAGACAGATGGATTTGTGACAGGTTTATCTACTGGGTTCGTTGGACTGGACAAGATTACGACCGGTCTTCATGAGGACAATCTCATTATCCTTGCTGCTCGTCCTGCAATGGGGAAAACGGCGTTAGCTCTGAATATCGCTCAGTACATCGCTGTGAAAGAGAAAAAGCCTGTTGCTATTTTCTCGCTTGAAATGGGGGCAGAAAGCTTGATTGAGCGGATGTTAGCATCTGAGGGCATGGTAGAAGGGTATCATCTCAAAACTGGGAATCTGAGTGTTGAGGAATGGAGTAGGCTAGTACATGCACAAGGGAATCTCTATGACGCTCCTATTTTTGTCGATGATACGGCTGGTATTCGTATATCTGAGATACGGTCAAAGGCTCGTAAACTTGCCCAGGAAATGGGAGGCCTTGGAGTCATTATCATTGACTACTTGCAGCTGATCACTGGATCAAAAGGCGAGAATCGACAGCAGGTGGTTTCTGAGATTTCTAGAGAATTGAAGATACTAGCTAAGGACTTGAAAGTACCTGTCATTGCCTTGTCACAGTTAAGCCGGGCAGTTGAGCAGAGACAGGACAAGCGTCCGATGCTTGCAGATTTGCGAGAGTCTGGCTCTATTGAGCAAGATGCTGATATTGTAGCTTTCTTGTACCGTGATGCCTATTATCAGAAAGAGCAAGCTGACAGTCAAGAAGCGAACAATGTGACAGAGCTGATCCTGGAAAAGAACCGACACGGCAGTCTAGGGACAGTGAAGTTGTATTTTCACAAAGAATACACAAAATTTTCAAGTGTGGAGGGGTAGATGGCAAATTGGTTTGTGAGAATCAATCACAGAAAAGAAAACAAAGATAGTTACTACTCTCAGCAAGTAGAACTAAGGCTCTACTTTGATTTAGAAACTAAGAAGGATGTTTTGACAAAAATCAAAGAAGATTATCCAGAATATTTTTCAGAAAAGATACCTCAAAGAACTGCTAAAGGAGAATTCTTTTTTGTCAATGTTTATGAATTGAGTGAAAACTGGGAAAGTTTTTGGACCGAAAAATTCCGTGTAAATTTTGCGGAGAAAATCCTGTTAATAGAATTGATATAAAGAATAATAATTACAGTGGTTATTACTTTTGTTGCTTAGAGCATGAAGAACAATTTTATGAGAACAGAGTTGCTGAAGATAATAGAACTTACAAGAATGGGGATATCGTTGGTTTTATCTATAAGATTACCCACAAACAAACTGGTAAGGTCTATATCGGAAAAACTGTTAATCATCCTGTTTTTCGTTGGTTCCAACATTTTAAAGCACAATCAGGAAGTTATTTCCATGAAGTGATGAAAAAAAGCGACATCACAGACTGGACATACGAGGTTATTGACAAGTTAAAAGATGGTACAGAAAATGACTTACTGGCGCTAGAAAGTAAATACATATCTGATTATAAAGCAACAGATCCTACATATGGCTACAATACTAAGAGCTAGAAGAAAGGAGCAGAACAATGATTAAAAAAAGCGAAGTCACTGGTTTCTTATCGTTTTTCAAATTTCCAAAGCCATTCATCTATGATGAGAAATATAAGACATTGAGTAATAACGCTAAAATGCTCTATATGCTTTTATTTGATAGGTTAGAACTATCTTTAAAAAATGGATGGCATGATAAAGAAGGGAATGTCTTTCAGTATTACACAAATGAACAGTTGATGATTGACTTAAATTGCAATAGCAACAAGACGATTATCAAAATCAAAAAGGAATTGAAAGATGCTGGTCTAATGACGGAAGTCAGACAGGGAATGAACTTACCGAACCGTATTTATCTTGATGCTCTAAACGGAAGTGTAGAAAGTACATTTCAGGAAGTGCAAAAAGTACACATTGGAAGTGTAGAAAATACACTTTCGGAAGTGCAAAAAGTACACACAATCAAGACTGAGAATACTAATACTGAGAATAACAATAATAAATTGTCGATTTGTAAGGAAGTTATTTCTTATCTCAATTTGAAAGCTAAAAAAAATTTCAAGGTAAATACAGCTAGTCATCAAAAATTTATCAAGGCAAGACTGAAAGAAGGCTATGTCCTTGAAGATTTTAAAAAGGTTGTGGATGTCATGGTAGCGAAGTGGAAAGGTACAGAGTATGAACAGTATCTACAACCACAAACGCTTTTCGGCAATAAGATGGACAATTATTTGAATCAGCCTATGCCAAAACGCTCTACAATCTTGAATAGTACGGTTGACGAAAGGCTAGGATTTTAGATGGAGCAATTCAAACAATTCAAAACTAGAACGGTTCTTGATGATGTCTGTGAAATCCATGGATGCCATCTCTGGTCTGTTAAAATCCCTGTCAAGGGTAAGGTTGAGGAAATCAGTCAATGTCCTGAATGCGAGAAAGAGAATATCAGACGCTTTGAAAAGCAGCTGAATATGGAATCTGAAGTTAAAAGCAAGCTATCAGATACTTACGAGGTCTTTGCTCGCGATAGTATCGTTTCAAGCAAGCTGGCCAACAAGTCACTACATGACTATGAGATTCGAGTTGACATCGATGAAAATGCGGTGAATTTTGTGAAGCGGTTGGAGCGTTGCTATGCCAAAGGTGAGACTGGGAATGCTATCATCACTGGCCCTTCTGGTGTTGGGAAGAGCCATCTGACCTATGGCTTTGCTCGGTTTCTCAATGAACAGTTTAAGGCATATGATGAACCGAAAAGTGTACTGTTTGTGTCTGTTGTGACCTTGTTTGACAAGATCCGTGAAAGCTTTGAGTTTGACAATGGATTTTCAGAAGCGAAGATGGTCAAGCTATTGTCTGAGGTTGACTTCCTTTTCTTGGACGACCTCGGGAAAGAGAGTCGCAAGGCTGATACGAAGCGGAACGAGTGGGCGCATCAGATATTGTTCAAGATCCTGGATAATCGGACAAATACGATTATCAATACGAATCTGAGTAGCGAAGAGATTAAAGAACTTTACTCGGACGATTTTGGGAATGGAGCTCTATCAAGTCGCATTTTTGAGGGAGCGACAGGCAGGTGCTTTGTTTATCCAGCTGGGATGAAGGATAGGAGGTATTGATGTTGAATCTTTACTTCGTCTACAATGGACACTGCAAGTTTTTTCTTGAATTTTGGTGCGATAGATTGCTACTATTTAGCGACTAAATCAACGTGCCGCGAACCACGTTAAAAGCGAGCTAGAATATGCGTCAGACTTGGACGAATGACGTATAAAGAATTTGCTAGCTCTTGTGTCTTTGAGCCATGAGGTGCAAGAGCTGGATTTTTAGAAAACAACTAGGAGGAATTGGAAAATGAATAAATACAAAGTTTATATTGAGGGATATGAAGTTGGTTTTCGAAGCGATACATTAGGAACTAGAGAGAAGATAATTAAGTTAGTCAGTGGAGAAACCGTAAGTATAGACGAGAACTTCATTTACAAATCGATTGAACAGGAGAAAGTCACAATCCCACAGGTTGTAGCGGATTGGATTGAACACTGCAAAGTCAAGAAAATTACTTTAGCTCACGCACTGTATCGTTCTGAAGAAGCAAAAAACAAAGACGTTTATCGTTGGATCTTCGAAGACCTAGGTCACCAAGAAACATTCGCGCTAGCTTGGATTTTCGGCTACAAGGTAGAGAAAGAGAAGAAATATATTGTAACTCTGAAATCAAGCGGACAAAAGTTGTACTATCACACTGAAGATGAGGATTATATTTTCTCTAGCTATGATGAAGTATTCTATTCAGGATATCATACTAAAACCGATCTAGAAGAAAATGACATGAGTTGGGTGTTTGATTGTCCTGGTATGGAAATTCAAGAGGTTGAGTGATGGAACGCTCTGAACAATACCCATCTAGATACTTCATTCCTGAACTGATTGAAGATGAAGATATTATTTTTAACAAAGATAGCGAATATCACAAGCAGAAGAAAAAAGAAAAGAAAAATCCTATTTTCAAA